GCTTGCTCAGCAGGCGACGCGCGTGCGCTAACCGCTCGTGCACGTCGTAAACCCGAATGATCGCGATCACCGTGCCCATGAAGAACAGCAGCGCGCAGACCATTCCGATCAAGCCGCTGCTAAAGAAGGCGTGCGCCGCAAGCAGCGCCGCGGCCGACCAGCCGAGCGCTAAGACGAAATCATTTGGGTGGATCGCAAAGCTCATAGGACAACCTCTTCGGGGAGTAGCGCAGTGAGCGGCGGATCCGATGCCGATGTCCGTCGAATCCCGCTGCGTATAAATCATGTGCCTGGTGTTTTTAAGATTACCGCAGCCAGGAAAGTCCTACGGAGCGTCGCATGACATATCGCGCCGTCACGGCCTGCTGATCCAGTCTTACGCGGTCGATGCATCTGGCTCCCGTCAGATCGCCGCGGCGGGGCGCATAACCGCGTGTTTCGTGACTTGCAGCGTAGTTTCCCGCCCAACCACTTGCCGCTTAACTGTGAAATAAGGAATCGGTGGCCGTAAGATTAGTGCCGGGAGCACAGCTAAATCGTGCCCAGGCATCCAATGTACGCCGTAAGCAAGCTGCGAAAGGCCAGGACAAGTTGAAGCCCGCAGACGGCGCCAACTATCGCCCCGATATCGATGGGCTGCGCGCCCTCGCCGTGGCGTGCGTTGTAGTGTTTCATGCCTTCCCCAAAAGTCTGCCAGGCGGCTACGTTGGTGTAGACGTCTTCTTCGTAATCTCCGGCTATCTCATTTCGGGGATCATTCTGCACGGACTTCGTGGCCGCCGGTTCAGCTACCTGGATTTCTACCAGCGCAGAATCCGGCGCATTTTCCCGGCACTGATCACGGTACTGCTGAGCTCAATTGTTGCCGGCTGGTTTCTGCTGCTTCCGGATGATTTCAAGGAGCTCGGCAAGGAGGCCGCCGCCGGAGCGGGATTTTCCGCGAACCTCCTGTTCTTCAGCCAGTCCGGCTATTTTGACGTCAGCGCCACCACCAAGCCGCTCCTGCACCTGTGGTCCCTCGGGGTCGAAGAGCAATTTTATATGGCTTGGCCGCTGCTGCTAGCGTTCACGTACCACCGCGCCCGCAGCCTGCTACCGCTGATCGTGGGGATCATCCTCGGGTCATTTGCGCTCAATGTGGCACTTACCCCGCAATACGCTTCTGCGAGCTTCTATCTGCCGTTCACCCGCTTCTGGGAATTGCTCCTGGGCGCCCTGCTCGTCTACCGCGAGAACGCCGCCGAGCCAACTGCCAACAGCCGATCTGGGCAGCGCGACTCCGCCGTGGGTTGGCCCCGGTTGATGCCTAACGTGCTGGCCTGGCTGGGAGTGGCACTCGTGGGCTCATGTTTGTGGCTCTTAAACTCGGACAGTGCCTTCCCCGGTTGGTGGGCGTTACTACCCGCAGGGGGGACCGGGTGCCTTCTGGCCGCACGCGGTTCGTGGCTGAACCGCGTCTTGCTTTCGAACCGAGTGTTGGTCTTTATCGGCTTGATAAGTTACCCGCTCTACCTGTGGCACTGGGTCGTGCTCTCCTTCATCCACCTGCGCACGCACGACGGCAGCGCCTTTGCACCGGCCTACTTGCGCCTGGCGGCCGTCGCACTTAGCGTGCTCTTGGCCTGGGATATCTACAATTTGACCATACAGCCCTACGATCGCTCTATTAAAAGATATACTCAATGCTCTAAAAAGTGAGATACTTAAACGATTGTCAGTTACTGCAAAGTATGTTTTGTCCTGGCAATACTTCTTCAAAACGTCATCTATTTCTAGATACTCGAAAATATCATCGTTAACCGATCGAGTGGTGAGATAATCACCCACCACAACTATCTCAGTTTTTGGATTAAGTAGATACAATTCAGCTGCAAAATGAAGGTTATAACTCTTCGGGCAAACTATCATTTCGCCTCTCTCATACAGGTTTTTAGCCAACTCTTCAACCCGCTCTTTTAATGCTAAAACTTTTTTAGATCTCATGAATAGCCTCTTTACAGCTTGTTTCCATTAATGGAACTAGTTAATTTTTTAAAATAGTAATCTTGTGCCTCTTCTATATATTCACGTGTAAAATTTTTAGTCTCACAAAATTCTAGTATCAATCTCTCATATTCACAGTAAACAGAAGACCAAAGATTGCGTTCAGCATTAAAAAAAACTAGATACTCTTTAGCTATTTTAATTTTCTCAAAATCCAAATCGTTCATTTTTTAATCTCCTGAGTTTAGTTAATAAATTAGTTGCTTATAACGTTGTAACTGCAGTGAGAAGCCAAACTATTAGTTTAAACCCTAGCCAAGAGAGACGTTGCAGCAGGCTCAATTTAGGCTTCTCTCCCAAGTCTTCAAAATCATCATCGTTAAAGTTTGACATACCTCACCCCTCATTAATAAATAACCTTGTCTATAGCAAATCTCAAGCGATATTCAGCTGCTATAAAGCGATAACGTAAAATTCGTAAATGCATTTTGATAATAGTTTCAAAATTATTTTTAAAGCCAGTCATATCCTTACCTCCTACTTTGATTTTTTGGACTTCCTCACAAAACAATATCCAAGAACAATACCTACGATAATGAATGTTGACAACATAACAGCTGAAAACAAACAATGTAAAACTATGTCGAACATCTAAAGTTACCTCCCGTTATAATTTACGATCTGAGCAATCCATATTGGGGTGATCGTTTTTAGTCCCTTACTTCATAGAGATCATTAATTCATTTCCTATATTATCTTTAAAGATTAGCATTGCAGGATGAAAGAAATTTCCAATACAACCTTCCCCCGCATCAACATCTACGCCAAAAAAACTTTTGCGCCTTACAACCTCCACGACGCTTTCAATCCCTTCTTCTAAAATTTCACATGCTTCGGTTCGTTCCACATCTATAATATTCCCTTCAGCGCTCAAAAAAATAACTTCTATCTTATCATCACACAATAATTTTTTTGCTGAAATTAAAGCTCGATTTTTATTTGTAAATTTTACTACTTTAGGAAGCCATCTTGAGTTTTGTAAAGATATCATATAATTATGATATATTTTTGATTCGTTCATTTTTTAATCTCCTGAGTTTGTTAATAATTTCAATGCTTTACGGCTTACGATCTGAGCAATCCATATTGTGGTGATCGTTTTTAGTCCCTTACTTCCTAAGATTGAGACATCTAGTCAATCAATCTATGAATCAAGTATAGCACACTTTTTAACTTTTGCAACATAATTTTACAAATATTTATCAGAAATTGGTCCCAATTGGGGGTGTAACGGAGAAAACTGTTACACGTAACGAAAAAAGTCATTTAGAATCAACGCAGTAACAGTGTAACAATGTAACGGTGATTTTTTAACAGTAAGAGAAAAATATTTTTTTGTGGGGGGTGAGAGCTCTCGCATATATAGTTATATATATAATATATATATAATAATGTTACTATGTTACTTTTAATAATAAGGCTGGTATAATCCTAATAAAATCAATGACTTACAAATTATTAGCTGGTAACGGTATTTTTTGGGTGTAACAATATATATTGTAACATGTTGATTGTACACGTAACTTTTCAGTGTAATTTTGCTAAGTAGTTGATTGGATTAGCGAATTTATTTTTATACTCTTTAGTCTAATATTATAATGCTTTTTCCAATCGATAATCTTTGTTTAATCAGGATTTCTAATCATTTGCGATTGGTTGCTAAGCCATTGATTTTTAGTGGTTTAATTTTTTGTATTTTTTTCTTGATTTCGTTTTTACCGGTTGTTATAATCAGTTAATTACTTGTTAATATTTTAGGGTTCCGACATAAAATTTTTTGATTTTGAGGTCAAATGAGCCGAGAATTTGTGATTTTATCCCGTATGCGCGAGGATTTGGGTTTGGCTCCGGACGTCGTTGCTGATATTTTGGGGCTAGATACTGAAGATCTTACCAAGTTGGAGCGTGGGCTTACTACTCCGACCTTTGCTAATCGCGCCGCGGCCTTGATAGACCGGTACTGCTCTTTTTTAGATCAGTATTCTAAGTATGTGAAAGATTTGCGTGGAAACTTAGAATCTGACAATGTTTCACGTGAAACATTAGATTAAATTATTTTGCTTTTTCGTTTTTTCATGTTATATTTTTGTTCTAACCATTTTTTAATCCTGAGGGTCACATTATGAGAGGCATGAGCAAACCCAAAAAAGAGTCAAAAAAGCCGTCAAAGTCGCAGAAACCGGGCAAAAAAATATCTGTCCCAAAGTCGCCAAAACGCAATCAAATCTACCCTCAGCAACCGTAAACGTTCCACGTGAAACATTTGATATAATATGACATCAAAATACGAATTCAAACCTTCGATGGGCGCTGAAATCATACGTATGGCTAAAGAAGGTTATCTTAAGTGTGAAATAGCGTCGGCTCTCGGCATTCCTTTGCGCTTCATTTCGCAGTGGAAGCGCGAATATGAGGAATTCGCGGAAATCATGGAACTTGCTGAGACGCATCAAATGGCTTGGTGGTGTATGCGAGGACGCACGAATTTAGAGAATCCTCGGTTTAACTTTTATCTATGGTACTCTGTGATGAAAAATTCGCACGGCTGGGCTGATAAACCTACGGAAAGGAATCTTGAATTTGAAGACTGGAAAGGAACTTTTATTGAGAAGATCAATAGTCTAGATCAAATGCTAGCAACTGGTAAATGTAGTTCTGAGATGTATGAAAAAATGATGAAGTCATTATCTGCTCACGCAAATATCAATGAGATCATATACATACAGCCCGAAATTGCAAAGATGGAGCTCGACCGTCAATTAAAAGCTGGTGAAATCACGGAAGCTGAACACGTAATCAAAATGACCTATATAGATCGTAGCAATATGATTCGCGAGTTGGCTGCGGAAAACATTTTCAAAGAAGAAAAGTTATACAGCAAGTTCAACTGTAAACAGTCCCGCAAGGTTCCGAAAGCTGTGCGCGAAAAGAAGAAAGAAGCCCTTGCAAATACCGAGGTCACGGTAGTTACATCACCAGTTAATCCACTTTTTGATGACCGCGCCCGAGATATGCGGGAAAAGAGAATGAAAAAGCTAGGGCTAGATCAAAAGAATTTAGATGAAAGTTTAGAAGAGTTGGAAGATAGCGAGTAGTTTTTGTCAATAGTTGTTCTCAATAGTGAGGAGTGTTCTGTGTTTTATCACTTTATAAATATATTCGAGGCTTTTGCTAAAAAAGGATTACCTGAAGGCGCTTCTTACCTATTTAAATGAGATATTTCAAACGACTAACTGATTTGCAATCTGCAACCATGGCTAAAAGTCGTGTTGATGTAGCGTTGAATGAGTACGGCTTTTTGGATATAGTTAATAGAACTCAACCGCAGTATAATCCAAGTTATGTCAAGTACTTAGCCAATTATTTAAGCGATGAGGCTGAGAAAGTAAAGATTATCATCGGTCCATATGGTAGCGGTAAAACTTCAGGGATCATTAATCAGATTTTAGTTGATGCTGTAATGATTACGCCGTGCGACGATGGCGTGAGGCGCAGCCGTTGGGCAATCGTGCGTAACACCGCAGCACAGCTCGATACGACAGTGCTTAAGTCTTGGCTGTTTTGGACTGAAGGCTTGCCCCGACCTTATAGCAATAAGCGTCATTATACGACGTATAACTATGTGTTTAATGATGACTTGGGTGAGATTCAGTGCGAAGTTATCTTTATACCGCTTGACCGTGTGGACGACATACGCAAATTAGATTCTCTTGAATTAACTGGTTGCTATTTCAATGAGTTGCGTCATATTCCTAAATCAATATTCGAAGTAATACAATCACGTATGCCGCGCTATCCAGAGAAGATAAGCTTTATACAATTGTTTGAGAAGACTTTTACAGAATCCCGGAAGATGTCGAAAGAGGATAGGAATAAACTGTTTTCAAAGTGGAAGCCGTATCAATCCAAAGTTTATTGTGATACTAACCCGCCGAAAGTTAGGCACTGGATACAAGAGATTGAATTGCTAAATGATGACGATCAAAATATGCTGCCGAAGGAGGCTGCAATTTATCACCAACCGCCGGCTTTGGTTCAAACCAAGGAAAAGAAGTGGGTTATTAACCGTGAAGCGGATAATTTGATGTTTGTAGGTGAGCAATATTACTTGGACATGATACCGCGGGGCGAGGAGTTTATTAAGGTTTATGCGCAAGGTAAGTATGGTACAATTGTTGACGGTAAGCCAGTGTATGAGAATTATAACGACGACTTGCATAGTATAGAAGAGATTCCGATCAACAGATTTGAACCTATTTACATGGGTTGGGATTTTGGAATGGTGAGCCCAGCTTGTCTGATTAAGCAAGTTGTTGGTGGTCAGATACGCGCAATAAAAGAGTTTGTTTGCGATGGTATGAGCGTTAAATCGCTATGCGAAACTGCAGTTATCCCGTGGGTTAAACAGAATTGCAAGAGTAATGAGGTAATATGTACGCACGATCCAGCGAATACTTCTGAAGGCGCTAAACAACTTTTAGATTGCGGGATTGAAAGTTTGGGTTGTAGAACTAACCACGTTGAACCTAGAATTTCGGCTGTTATAAATAACTTGGACAGGTTGGTGATGGGTAAGTCGGGATATCTAGTATCACGTAAAGGATGTCCTACGTTGCGCGAAGGTTTTCTTGGAGAGTATACTTATAGACGTTTGAAGGTCATTGGCGATGAAAAATATGTGGAGAAGCCAGATAAAGTGCATCCATATTCCGACATACATGATTGTAATCAGTATATCGATATTTTAATAAACGATGAACTGGGATTGAAAAGTTTTAAACCGGAAGCCAAACGTAATTTTACTTACGATGAGGAAGATAGGTCAACGATAACGGGGTATTGAGATGTCTAAATTTAAAACTGATGATTATATCTGGTTTTGTGAGGAATCTGTGTTTATGCGTTATCAGATTGAATGTGTGATGAATTATGGTGGGAATCCTGAATATATAAAATATAAGTTGTTTAATCCTATGATTAAAGGTTTTGAAATGGTAATTAATGAGACTAGTATTGATGATGATTTATCAGATCAATGGTTTTCTAAATATGATGATGCTTTAGCACAGTTTAAGCGCTATGGTGAGCTGGGAGTTAAATAATGTACGACGACGAAATGCAAAATGCGGAGCAACAGCAGATTCACGGTTTGAATTCCCCAAACATAAGTCCAGAATTAGCAAATGGTTTTTCCAGTATGTCTTTAAACGATCTTAAAAGTAAGGTATATGAAAATAATAAGATACCTGAAAAACTACGACATTTTATTGATAGTGAGAATATCGCAGAAGAACTCGACGAGAATGAAAGGATTCGAATTGTAGATGTTTGTTTGAAAGCAGCTGAGGTTGATAAACAAAGCCGCTGGCAGTGGGAGGAAACTATAGAAAAGATTTTTGATTTGATTGACCCATATTTTCAAACTAAGAATTATCCATGGGAAGGTGCCGCAAATATAAAGTTTCCGATGATTATTTCGGCATGCATGCAGTTTAATGCGCGTACTAATCCTGAAATTATAAAGCACGATAAGGTTGTATCAGTAAGACTGATGCGTAACGATGACCCCGAACATAAATTATCCGATAGGGCAGCTAGATTGTCGGCGCATATGAGCTATCAGTTACTAGGACAATCAGATCATTGGATAATGGACACGGATAAACTCTTAATGATGTTACCACTTCTTGGTATTGTGTTTCGTAAGAGTTTTTTTAATACGATCACCGGTCAACCTGATACTATTCTATGTTTGCCTCGAGACATTTTAATTAACGATAAAGTACAGAATTTAGAAAGCGCTCAACGTATCACACATGTATTGTATATGTCTTCTAACGAGATACTGGAAAGTATGCGTTCCGGCATTTTTATTGACTATCCTATTTCTGAATTGTCGGAAACCATAGATCCGGAGAAGAAAGAACAAGAGATTGAGTCTTTTAGTACGGATTCAAGCGAATATAGCAGATTATTGGATGTGCAACATGAAGTGCACGAGCAACATAGATCTTTGGATTTAGATGGTGATGGTTATCAAGAACCTTATATTGTCACTTACCACAAAGATTCGAGAAAGTTATTACGTATAGTTGCGCGCTATGACGAAAACAGTTTTGAATTCAATAAAAAGGGCGATTTTACTAAAATTAAGGCGAAACAGTATTTTACAGATTATCATTTGATACCTAATCCTACAGGTTCTTATTATAGTTTTGGTTTTGGTGCGTTATTAATAGCGTTGAATGCTACAGTTAATACGTCACTCAATCAACTTATCGACGCTGGTACTTTATCTAATAACGGCGGTGGGTTCATTGGTTCTGATTTGCGGTTACCTAAGGGTGATTATAGGTTCAAACCCGGGGAATGGAAGACATTACCAAGTGCGCCCGGAACGGTTATCTCACAAAGTATCGTACCTATGCCAGTAAAAGAACCGTCGCAAGTGTTGTTCGCGTTGATGCAGTTTCTTATAGAGTCTTCAAAGGCAATTACGGCAGTATCTGACGTGATGGGTGGAGAACATCCGCCTGCTAATCAGCCAGCAACAACCACCATGGCTATTTTGGAACAAGGGCAGCAGATATATAGTTCTATTTTATATCGAGTATATGATTCTTTGAAAAAAGAATTTCAAAAGTTATATGAGTTGAACCGATGTTATTTGAATGATGAAGAGTCATTTCCGATAGCTGAAGGTATGGGTATGGTTACGATACAAGATTATATCAGTCCTGAATATGGCATATTCCCGGTTGCCGATCCTAAGGTATCTTCGCAAATGGAAAGGATATTGCAGGCTAATTCCTTGATGCAATTACTGTCATACCCTGAAGTTAATCGAATGGCTGTTTTATCTAACTTTATTCAAACACTGAAAATACAAGATCCTAAACAATATTTCAACCCACCTCCGCCACCTGATGCTCCGCCGCCACTGGATGTGCAATTAAAACAAGCAGAAGTTGACCTGCTGCATATGCAGAAAGCGGATATCTTGATGAAAAATGAGAATGCCGCTATCGCTAATAATATTAAGGAGCAAGAACAACAAACAAAAGCAGCCTATTATGGCGGCCAATTAGCAGGAAATAAAATTGATTCTATAGTTAAACTAACAGAGTTAAACCAGATTGCTACGACGCAACAAGTCGGGGAAGCTGCAAAAGAAGAAGAATCTATCACAGCAGGTACTCAAATGCAGAACCAACCTGTAGATGCTCTGCAGAGATTGGATAGTTTAGAACAAGCAGAAGGTCAGATGTTGGCGCAGATGCAACAAGAAGTTATGCCGCCACAAGTACAACAGCAAATGCCTATAGTAGGCAATCGGCAGGTACCGCAAATACCGTTACCTGTCCAACAATAGTTTTATTAGCTCAATAGTGAGGGTATTTTATGTTAAGTTTAGAAGATGCAAACAAATGTTTAGATTCTTTTGTCGAGGATATCAATTCATTGTTTATAGATGTTGTAGTTCACATAAAAGATTTTAAAAGGCTGGAAGAGCATTTTGATCTTAAAAAAGATAGTATTATCGAAAAAGTAGAACAAGGCGATGTTGGAATAAAGGAAGAGTATGTTCATAAGTTATGTTTTAGTGAGAGTGATAATATCAAAAAGTGTTTATTAGGGTTTAAAATAAAATTAATGGCGTTTATCGACACATCTTCAGATCCACGATATATACAAAACAGAAGTTATAATTTAGATGCCCCGACATGTTTTATTGGTTTTAACAATAAGATATTTTGGAGAAATCCTCCAAAAATTACAGAAACAAAAGATTTTGATACAGGAAATATTTCATATAGGTGCGTTTGTAGATGTTCTATTAGTAAATATTATAATGAGACTATTTGAGGATAGTTTATGTCTTTAGAAAAGATAGATAAGTCTGATTTTGATACTTGGTATAAGAGTTCGATTACACAAGATATTTTAAAGTCGTTGAAAGATAGAAAATCTGTACTAGAGAATCAGATTATGAATTTAGCGTGTGGTAGTGATTTAAAGTGCTTTTATGACATTAAGTATATTAGAGGTTTGATCGCAGCTTACGACGAGATTATTAACATTTCATATGCAGATATGGGAGGGAAGATAGATGAGTAATGAAAGTAAGGTTTTAACAGCTAAAATGATTAATGATCCAGAGTTGGATATAGAGCCTATAGACGATACGGTTATTGTGGAAGTAAGGAAAATAGAAGAAAAGACGAAAGGTGGAATACTTTTAACGAAGAGTGTTATTGATAAAGATCAAATGTTTGAAGATGAGGGAATATTGGTTGCTTATGGCCCATTAGCTTTCTATACATTATCAGCCAATAATGCGGAAGTTCCCCAACTCGGCAGCAAAGTTTATTTCAAAAAACACTCTGGAATAGTTCATGATAATGAGAATAAAACAAAAGTTTATAGATGCATTTTAGATAAAGATATCTATGTGAAGAGGAGGACTACTAATGTTGAATGAGGCGAATAAAGAAATGCAAGAAGGTGAAATAAATGAGAGTCAGATAGTTGATGAGATGCGAGAAATTGTTTCTAATCCTATAGACCCGGTAGAGCAGGAAGAACCGGTTGCAGATGTTCCTAAATATACAGATACCGAATTGGCTGCTATGGCTAAAGGTTGGAAGCCGCAAGATAAGTTTGATAAGAGTGGTAAGAAGTATTTAACCGCAGAGGAATTTATAGATCGTGGCGAATTGTATGAATCGTTAAGCCATCAAAAAAAAGAAAATAAGAAATTGCAGGAATCTATTAAGGAAATATTGGAACTTAATAAACGCCAAGCTGAATTATCTTTGAAAGATCGCGTTAATTATTTCCAACAGCAACGTAATGCAGCTATTGATTTAGGAAGTAAAGTTGATTTTGAAAAGTACGATACAGAATATGAAGCATCTAAAAAAGAATTAGAGCGTGTTAGTGGTAAACAGACTACAACAGACGATCAGGAGAAATTACCAACACCACAACAGCACCATCCGGCTGTTGCTGAATTCGTGCAGCGGAATAATTCTTGGTTTTACAAAGAAGGTGAGGAAAATGTCAGGATGACTAAATTTGTTCAGAGTAAAGAAGTGTATTTGAGGAACAATCATCCGGAATGGAGCGATGAAAAATGCATTCTGGAAGCTGAACGTTCGGTGAAAGATTTATTTCCGCATAGATTTGAGAATGTTAATAGAAGCAGGAAACCATCTGTTAATGTGCCCTCTGGCGATGGTATTAGTGTTCCCACATCAAAAAAGACTACTTTCAATCAGTTACCAAGAGATGTGCAATTAGCTATTAAACCTTGGGCTGAAAGATGTGATATGTCTTTAGATGATTATGCAGATCAACTTATTAAAGAAGGGGTGATTAAAAATGTTAGATAATAAAGAAATTGGTAGTAAAAAGTCTAAACTATTGACAAATAACGACGAAAAGAATAGTCTAAAAAAGAAGATCGAGTTGATTAGAAGGAATAGAACGCCTCTGACAGCTCAAAAGCGTTTAGCGAGTTTCGAACGTGATCCCGAGTATATGTACCGTTGGGTCAATGATACAGAAGGCAATATTCATAGATTTAAGAAAGCCGGATGGGAACATGTAGATGTTCAGGGTAAAGAATTAGAAGTAAACCATGATTTTCAAGATGCATCTTGGAGGCAAAGCGCCTTATCTCAAAAAGTGGGCGGTGGATTAACCGCGTATGTTATGCGAATCCCTAAAGAAATTTATAGGGAAGATCAAGAACGTAAATTTAAAGATTCGATGGATTATGAACGTCAATTAAAAGTCAAAGAATTGAATGAAGGTTATAAGATTAAAAGCGAAATCAAAGCGGATTTCGGCAAACTTACAGAATAGTTTAACTATTTAAGCTTAGTTACCAATCTAAAGTAGTATTCCATAGGCGAGCGCCTTATCTAAATGGCAGTTATTTAACTGCGATTCTATTATTTCATATAAAAAATTATTATTGGAGATTTTATGGCTAATACAAGTGCTATTTTTGGCGCACGATTAGTCGGACATCTTTACGGAAGCCCCTATAATGCTCGCGTTCGTCAATATGTTGTAGATTCTGGTGACGGTACTGCTTTATTTTTAGGTGACTTTGTTAAAATGACCGGCTCATCTGTAGTAAATGAATTAGGTTTGATGCTTCCTATTGTGACAGCGGCGGCTGCAGGTAATGTATTAACGGGCGTTGTAGTAGCATTTCAGACTAATGCAAACGATCTGACAAAAGTATATCGTCCAGCATCTACATTACGGACTGTATGGGTTTGTGATGATCCGAATGCAATATTTGAAATTCAGTCCAGTGCGGCAACAGATGGTTCGGAGTTTGGCGCTAATGCGGATATTCTTTATGCAACTGGCAATACAATCTTTGCAACGTCGGGAACACAATTAAATTACGGTTCAGTTAGTCCTACAGACGGACAATTGAGAATTCTAGGAATGCCTCAGCGTCCTGACAATCAAGTCGGGTTGTATTGCAAATTACTTTGCATGATTAATGAGCACATTTTTAAACAAATCGCTGGAGTATAATAGGAGAATAATATGGCAGGTATAATCACAACTGGTTCAAATCCTAAGTTACTCTGGCCTGGTCTTAATAAGATATGGGGAAACGCATACGAATTACATGACGCAGGCGCAGAGTGGAAACAAATATTTGAAGTAGAAAAATCGACTAAAAATTACGAAGAAACTGTGGCTTTAACAACCCTCGGACTAGCTCCAATTAAAACAGAAGCGGACGCAGTTCAATATGATACTATGAAACAGAGTTTTATGACTCGTTTCTACAATATAACCTATGCATTAGGTTTTATGGTTTCTCAAGAGGAAATGGAGGATAACCAATATCCAGATGTAGCGCCAAAACGAACTAAAGCATTAGCTCAGTCGATGGCTTATACGCAAGAAGTTGTAGGAGCTAATGTACTTAATAACGCATTTAGTGGCTCTTTCTTATTTGGTGATGGTAGACCGTTGTGCGATATATCACATCCTACCGAGAGTGGCACATTTAATAACGAACTTATAGTTGCTGCGGATTTATCTGAAAAATCCTTAGAAGAAGCTTTAATTGATATAGGATTATTCGTAGATAGTCGTGGTAAGAGGATTAAAATTCTACCTAAAAAATTGATAGTACCAATTCAATTGCAGTTCCAAGCGGAACGTTTGTTGAAGAATGAGAATCGCCCAGAAACTGCAAACAGGGATATCAATGCTCTTGTCAATATGAATTTGCTTCCGGAAGGTTTCGTAGTAAACCATTATTTGACTGATCCTGATGCATGGTTTATTAAAACTAATTGCCCAACATCACTAACTAAATTTGATCGTATTCCAGTAGCATTTACACAGGATAACGATTTTGATACGACAAATGCTAAATACAAATCTCGTACCAGATTTTCATTTGGTTGCAGCGATGTCCGTGGTATTTACGGTTCACCAGGTGCTTAATAGGAGACTAATATGACAGTATCAAATTATGATTTTGGTTTCCCTAATGGCGTTGCTATTAGAAATCTACCTATTGAACCATTATTGAATCCAATTGCTAAGGTATTCTGGGTTGATAGTGTAAACGGTTCTGATGGCAATGTAGGAAACTTCGGATATCCATTTGCCACAATAAATTATGCGGTTTCTCGATGTACCTCTGGTAATGGCGATCGCATTTTTGTTGCGGCAGGCCATGTTGAGAATGTAGTATCCGCTAGTGGACTTGCTATTAATAAAACTGGTGTGATAATTGAGTTTCTTGGCGAAGGTTCTCTTCGAGGGACTATCAACTTTAAAACATCGGTTTCGGCAAGTATGACTGTTACAGCGGCGAATGTGACTCTTATTAATCCTAGATTTACCGCAGGAATAGATGGTTTGACAGGCCCTATTAGTCTCACCGGAAATTATATTTCTATTCTCAATGGTTCTTATTATGATGCTCCTGGGATAGACACGATTGATTGTATTGTTGCCCCTACAGCAGAAACCGGACTTACTATTGACGGTTGGAAATACGTACCTGATAATGAAGCTGGAGCTCAGAAACATTCCAATATTAAGTTGGTTGGATCTGATGAGGTTACTTTACGTAATATTGAGATAGTTGGTAATTTTGATGTCGCCCCTATTAATAATGCGACTACTAAATGTACTAATTTGCAATTGAATAGCGTATATGTGAATAACCTCAATGTTACACCACACCCTGGTATTTTATTGCAAGCAACTACGACAGGAATGGCCAAGAATGTTGACGTCAGAATAGCTTCCGGCACCACATTCGTCAGCTCTGTTGCCAAACTCAATTGGGATGGTAAATGTTTAGGTTATCATGCTGATGGTCAAACAGGTACACCACTCGCTGTTTATGCCTAACCACTTTGGAGGGAATCAACTTCCCTCCTATTTCTTGAGATTAATATGGCTAATACAATAACTAAAACTACTATTCAAGATGGTAAAAGAAATACTATTATTAAAGTTGATATTATAGGTGATGGTAGTGGTGATGAATCTAATTACCTCATTTTTGATGCTTCTACTTATTACAACACTACCGTAAATAAAAAGTTGAATCGGGTAAAATACACTTTAGATGGCTTTTCAGCAAGATTAATTTGGGACGCTACTATAGACGCTCCACTATTGACCCTAGAAAAAGATAAGTATTCAGATTTTTGTTTTGATGGTGGACTATCCAATACGTATTTTCCTGGTAGAACTGGAGATATCTTGCTTACAACCATAGGTTTAGGCGCTGGAGAGAGCGGAACTATTATACTTCATATTCAAAGCAAGAGATAGGCATGGGTAAGGCAGATTTTCTAAAACACGGCGATTATAATGCGATCTGCGACCAATGCGGTTGGAAGTGGAAGGCGAGTAAAATGCGAGTCCAGTGGAATAATCTATTTACATGCCCAGATTGTTACGAAGAAAGGAACCCTCAGGATTTCGTAAAGGGGGTAGCTGATGATATGAGGGTGGCTATCGCCAGACCAGATGTTGAACCTGCTTTCATAACTGAAGACATTGATCCGGATGATTTAAACGGCAAACCGCATTAGTGAGGTGAAAATTGAGTTTTGTAAATTTATCGTCTGAAATTGAACTGCATACAACTAAGTATGAAATTATACGTGATGCCTTTGTTACTATAAATAGATTTGGTCAAGATCAGGAAATAGACGATTTCTCCTATGAGTACGCTAGCAGAGTGTTGAATAGGATGGTGAAAAATTGGATGGCCGATGGATTTCAATTATGGTTGAAACAGGTTTGCTATTTGTTTCCGCAACCTAATCAGGTTCAATATTCTTTACATGAAGGGATGAGTGATAATGTAACTGATAGTTATGTACGTACAGTTACAAGTGCTGACGCAAATATAG